CGCCGCCGCCTCGTCGGGATACGCGGCCTCGTAGAGCTTCCGCATGTAGGACACCGCCTGCGCGTCTCCCTCGTGGTACCGCTTCGCGAAGTCCGTGTCCGACATGCGCTCGCTGATCTTCGCCTGCGCCACGTCGGGGGTGAGCCCGAACTGGCCTCCTCCGCTCGGTTCGTTCGGCAGGATCGCCTGGTGCTCCGACATGCTGCGCCCGGCCTGGGCGAGGATCTCGAGCATCCGCGCGCCACCGACGACGGCAGAGATCGCCGTCGCCTCTTCCTTCGTGATCGCGAGCTCCGCCGTCGCGAGCCGGGAGGCGAGGATGTTCTCGTCGTATGCCTTGCCCCAGGTCCGCTTCAGATCGGCGAGCTCGGCCTGATCGTTCGCGATCCACTCGTCTGCGTTCTCCTTCTGGAGCGTCGCGAGCTTGTCCATGAACTTGCCGAAGATCCCCTGCGCCTGACGCTGGGAGAGCCCCTGCTCGTGCGCCCACTGCCGGAAGTCGGGCAGCACGTCGTAGCCCTCGTCCTCGCCGGGCGGCTGGTAGCCCTCGAACTCGTAGGCTTCGGGGCTCTCGGGCCGGCCGAGCCGGCCGTAGACCTCTTGCCACGCGGCGTCCTCGGGGTCCGCCGGGAGCTTGAGGAGCTGGGCCTCGGGGACGCCCTGGAGCTTCTCGAGGCCCTGGTAGCTCCGGGCCAGCGTCTCCGGGCTCTGCCACCCGCGCTCCTGAATCCACTCGGAGAGGTGGGTGTCCTCGAATCCGCTGGCCCAATGCTCGGCCTGCTGGGAATCGGGAGCTGCGGCCGGTGCCGCCACCTCGGGAGCCGAAGTCTCGGGAGCTGCGCTCATGGGGTTTCCTCCTTGTTCGGCTCGATGACCCGCACGATCCGCGCGGGATCGAAGCCGAGGTGATGCTGGATACGGAGCCACACCTGCCGGCGGCCCTCGAGTTGCGCCGTCCCGTAGGGGTCGCCGATGACGTGGACCGTGCTGTTCGCGTGGCAGAAGTAGGCGAGGTCATCGAGCACGCGCTCCGCCACGGGAGAGCCGAACAGGGTCCGGTAGGACGCGGCGCGGCGCGCTAACTCGAGCTCCTGGGCGAGCTCGTCCTCTCCCATCTCGTCTTCCGTGGAGTCAACGTAGGACTCCTGCCTCACCGGCCAGGTCCGATCTGACGCGGGGCAGTATCGGCGGCCTGACTGGCGTCCTTCGCCGCCTTCGCGATCTGCGGCAGGGCTTCGATCATCCGCTGCTCATCCGCCGCGGCCTGCCGCGCCTGACGCACCCGGGCGAGCTCCTCCGGGGTTCGCACCAGCTTCGACGGCACGCCCGTCACCTCCGCCGCGAGCCGGAACACCTCCTCGGCGTTCATCACCTCGAGCAGCGACGGATCGAGCTGGATGAACGGGGCCATGACCTCGATCGAACGGGTGACCCCGAGGATCTCCTCGAGCCGCTGCATCCGGGTAGCCGGCGAGACGTACTCGATCTTGTACTCTCCCTCGGCCTCGAGCAGCACGTCGGGAGGCGGAGGCAGGACGCCCATCCGGGCCAGGAGCCCCACCTCGCGCTCGATGAGGGGACCGAGCGACTCCTGCTGCTGCCTCCCCACGGTTGGCGCGAGGAGCTGCCCCTTCTCCTGGGCGCGCAGGAGCGCCTCCGTTGCCGTCATGTTCGGTGTCTCGACGAGCACCTGAAAGAGCGCCACGAAGAAGGCGTCGTTGATGTTCGCCCGCTTCCGATCCATCATCTGCTCCGTGAGCCCGGGGTTGCCCCCGGTCACGAGCGGCTGGAGTCTCGGGTTGCCCTGCGCGTCGAGGCCCCCGTAGTTGATGGACCCGGGGCGCAGCGTGACCCGCTTGCCTCCGGTTCCGATCACGTCGTCGTCCGCGGCGAGGAGCGGCGGGTCCGCGATGCGGTGCGCCGTCCGAAGGATCGACCGCTCCATCTCCTGAAGGCTCGAGATGTCGGGCAGCATCATCATCGCCGGCCCGCGCCCGTACACCTCGCTCGGGTTCACCGTGAAGCGCGAGAAGATGTAGGGCATCTCCTTGTAGTGACCGAAGGCGAGCGCCTGCTTGTAGCGCCGGCTGATCTCGACGGCATCCCAGTCCCCCATCCCATCAGGGGCCACGCAGCGGACGAACTCCGTCTTTTCAAACGGCTTCGTCTCGTGGTCGCGGGCGAGCTCCTCGGGGAAGTCTGGCTTGTGCCCCCAGAGCTCGAACGCCTGCCGGTTCGTGAGCTCGTACTTGTCGTACACGAGGTCGATCTGCCCGTTGGCGTCGTCGGAGACGAAGACCTGGGAGAGCGGGACGTGCCGGTAGCTGATCGGACGATCGAGAGAACGCTCCCCGCGGATCCGCGCCTGGCGGTTGCCCTCGACGAACAGACACCCGTTCCCGAAGGCCCCGAGGCTCTTGTACTTGATCTGCATGGCCCCGTAGAAACCGGCCTTCGGCGACTGGCGGAGGTCGAAGAGGATCTTCGTCACGTCGTCGAACCAGCGCTGGACGGCCGGGTCGCGGTTCAACACGTCGTCGCTCGCCTTCAGCGTGTGCCACTTCTGGGCGCGCGGGGTGAGCAGGCTCTCGAGGGCGGCGGAGAACTTCTCGAGCGCGAGGGCCGCCGTCATGTCGTACTGCCGGCGCGTCCGACGCTCGCCCGGGTGCCACTTGTACTGGAAGTCGGCCATCTGCGGCCAGATCAGCTCGCCCACCCACTGCCAGTGGGTCTCGAACGTCTTGCGCTGGCCCTCGAGCACCTCGAGGCGGCGCAGGAGCAGCTCGATCTTGCCTGCGTCTTCCTTCACCCTACGAGGTGCCGGTGAGCTCGAGCACGGCGGCCGAGGTCGGGGCGAGGTCGCCCTGCGGCCCGGTCACGATCGTCGAGGCGCGGCCGCGCTTCCGGCGCTGGAGCTCGCGCTCGCGCTCGCCGGCCTCCGCGGCCTCTTGATCCACCTCACCCTTCGGCTTCGGCGGACGATTCGGTCGGTGAAAGAGAGAACCCATTGGCGTGCTCCTCCACCAGCCGCTTGTAGCAAACCTCCCACGTCGCGCCGTCCCGATCGAGAACCCCGCGCTTCCAGCCGAGGCGGACGAGGATGGCCTCGAGCCGCTTGTCGCTCGCCGTCATCAGCAGGAGGTCTGCCTCCGCGAGCTCCGAAAGGAACTCCATCCCGAGGACGATCCGGCGCACGCCGGCCGGGTAGAGCACGGACCCGGGCCGGGTGCAGAGGTGGACGTTCCGAACGGCCTTCCCGAGCTCATCGGTGAACCAGACCGTCACGTCAGGACCGAAGGAGTACCAGCGCCCCCGCCTGTCGATCTCCTCGAGCACGCGCGGATAGCCCCACTCCTCGACCACCAGGGCCATCGAGCGGGCGTCCCGCTCGCAGACGTAGAACTCGCTCACAGGTCCGCCATCTGCTGGCGGCGCCCACCCGTCCGAATCGTCGCCGGCCGGAGCGCAGCCGCTCCCTCTCCGCCCCCGAGCAGCGCGTACTCGAGCGCCTCGACCGGGTGCGAGTACATGTTCTTGTCGGGGTGCTCCGTGAAGCGCTCCTCCCCAGCGACCTTCAGCTTCCGGTAGCAGAAGCCGCCCGCGAGCCCCTTTCGGGTGATTCGGCACTTCGGGGAGAGCTGGAACGCTGGCTTTCCGTCCATGCACAGGCGCAGCATCGGCTTGGCGAGCGCTGCCCTTCGGAGCGTCGTCACGTTCGAGGGGGCCGGCTGGATCGGGATGCCCTCGGAGCGGAGGATCTCGATCGGCGTCGTCTCCACCGTCTCGCCGCTCGCGTCTCCCGCCGGGTCGCCCCAGGCGCGGATCGTGAACCCGGGCCAGTGATGGGCGAGCCAGCGCTTGAGCTCGGGTGCGAAGATCGCCGCGCTCATGTTCTCCGTCACGAGCTCGTCGATGCCCACCCACCGGCCGAGCGGCTCGATGTACTGCGTCACCAGGGCGGCCGGCGTGCGGCCGAAGTCCACGCCCACGATGAGCGGGTAGCGCGGGTCCGCCTCGATGAGCTCGCGCGAGACGTGCGTCGAGTCGAGGAACTGCGGGTGGACGGGCTTCCCCTCGCGCACGAAGCCGTACTCGTTGCCGAGGTTGACCCGGATCCAGTCCTCCGCCTTCGCCGCCTTGCCGGCCATGTAGTACCGGGCCGGGAGGTTCTCGACGTTCTCGGCGGCCGGATTCTCGACCCACCCCTCGCCTTCGCGCTGGAGCCCACCCGGCTGCTTGAACACGCGCCAGCCCTCCGGGCGCTCCTCCTCGGCCACGCGGTAGAGCCAGTGATCCTCGTCGGGTGCGTTCGTGTCGCCGAACATCCCGTGCCATGAGCACTGGACCCCGCCCGCGGCGCGCGTCGGG